ACAAGCAGATTCAGGAGTAATTCAACTTTTAATGCCGATTTATATGTAGGTAATTTGAGCATGAGCATTGAAGCACAACCAATATCTATTGGCGCAGGTGGAGATATAAATGCAGCAAGCTGGGCACAAAATACTTCAGTTGCTGGCTTAACATTAAAAGATTCTGGGGTAACAGCAAATAGTTATACTAATGCTAATATAACCGTCGATGCAAAAGGTAGAATAACAGCTGCGTCGAGTGGTAGCTCAGGTGGCTCTATAGGTGGTTCAGGTACTGCTAATTATGTACCTAGGTTTACTAATGGCACAACACTGGGCAATAGCATAATAAGAGATAATGGTACAAATGTAGGTATTGGGGCAAGTCCAGATGCTAATAATAAATTAGCTGTAAATGGTAGTTTAAGGGTTGCAGATAATATATATTTAAATACAGGCACATCTAACTCAATAGTAGGAACTGGTGGAGGTGTAGAGTTTTATACAGATTCAATAAATAGGTTAGATATAACTTATACAGGAGATACACAAATACATGGAAACCTAGAAGTAGACGATATATTAAAAGTCCATGATCAAATAGATTTGTACCAAGATGGAAACCAAGCCACAGTACATGGAAGCATAAAGATAGATACTTACGGGAGTTATTCGCATGTAACTAATTTTACAAATGATGTAGCGTTTTCTTTTAACAATAGGATATTCCAGTCTGCTACGATGCAATCTTCTTATCAAGCGGATTTAACAGGTGGTACGAATTCTAAAGAGGTAGCCAATTTTTACATGACAGATTTCACTGGTCAAGGTAATGATTATGCTTGTTTAGCTTTAAAGCAAGCTTCAGCTCCTAATAGTGGCGGGAACAGAACAAGCAACACCGCAATAAAGTTTGAGTCTAACAATAACACTATTAAAGGAACCATAACATTTGGTGGATCTGGAACACAATATAATACCACGTCTGATTATAGATTAAAAGAAGACTTTAAAGATTTTAATGGCTTAGATTTAATTTCGCAAATGAAAGTTTACGATTTTAAATGGATTGATGGCGAGAGAGATTACGGTGTTAAAGCACATGAACTACAAAATATAAAAGAAGATTGGGCCACAGGTTATAAAGACGAAATAGGCCTTATTAAATCTGAAATAGAAGAAGACGGGGATATAGAAGGTATAATACCACAACAAGTTGATTACAGTACATTAGTACCCGTTTTAATAAAAGCAATACAAGAATTGCAAGAAGAAATTAAATTACTTAAAAATTAGGTAATTATATAACCATAAATAATAATTAAAACCAAAACCAAAATGACACTATTTTACCAGACTAATTCGTGGACTAGTCAACCACAACCAACAGAAAAATCCATAGAAACCTGGAAACACGCAGCAGATAAAAAAAACTGGCGTATTACCCAATTACCAAATGGATATTACCAAACAGAAATAAAACATCCTAAAGATGAAAAAACCTGGCAAGATGTTACAAGAAGGGAAACATTAGATGGAGCTGAATCAGCAATCGATGGATCCATTTCACATTATCAGAAAAAACTTGATTACGTTTCTGGACCGAAAGTTGTAAAAACATTCGAATAAAAATCAAATAAAATTTAATTAAATGGAATTTAAATTACCAAGTCAGATTGTTAAAGATCTGAATTTCGGCGATGAAGCGCGAAATAAAATAATGGCTGGCGTTAATAAATTAACGGACGCAGTGAGATCCACTCTTGGAGCTTCTGGAAAATGCGTTATATATGAAGACGCAATGGGCCGACCGGTGATAACAAAAGATGGTGTAACCGTTGCGGAAAGCGTAGTCTTGATAGACCCGGTCGAAAACATTGGAGCTACTTTAATAAAAGAAGCAGCCACAAACACGGTAAGAGAAGCAGGGGACGGTACAACAACAGCTACCGTTCTTGCTCACTCTTTATTACATAATATAAATTCATACGCAGGTGAAGAAACGATTAGAGACATTAAAGAAGGCATTTCTGAATGCCATAAAGAAATTTTGGTATATCTTGATAACGCCAGTATTCCGGTTAAGGATGATATGCTTAGGCAAGTGGCTTACATTTCATGTAACAATGACTCTACGCTTGGAGAAAAAATCGGCGAAGCTTTTGAAAAAGTTGGAAAAAATGGGATCGTTCTGATGGAAGAGTCAGAAACAAATGAAACTTATGTTGAATTTGTTGATGGCGTACAATTTGATTCAGGAATGAAATCAACCTATCTGATAACAGATAAAAGCAAGGGTACTTGCATATTAGATAATCCTTACGTATTAATAGTAAGTTCACCAATTCCAAACATAAGACGTATACAAAATATATTAGAGTTTGTTATAAAAAACAAAAAACCTTTATTAATAGTTGCAACATTAGAAGCTCAACCCTGGGCTACCTTAGTCGCTAATAATGCTAAAGGTAATATAAAAGTAAATATAGTTGACCTCCCTGGATTTGCAACAACAAAAGAAGATTCAATAGAGGATTTAGCAATATTAACAGGAGCTAAAGTAATTAACGAAGAGCTTGGGGATGATTTAGATTTAATTCAACCAGATTGTTTAGGCCAAGTCGCAAAGGCGGTTACTGATCACAAGACTACAACATTACAAGTATCAGAAGCAAATGAAGAGGTTGCTTTAAGAATAATAGATGTTGAAAAGAAAATAAAAGACGAAAAGAACGGTTATTTAAAAAAGAAATTAGAGCAGCGTTTATCTATGTTAACTGGTAAGGTTGGGGTAATTTACGTAGGGGCCGATTCTAAAGTGGAGTTAAAAGAAAAGAAAGATAGGGTAGAAGATGCTCTGCATGCTACAAAAGCTGCATTACAAGAGGGTATTGTTCCTGGAGGTGGTGTTGCTTTACTCAATGCCGCACAGGAAATTGAAATAAAAAACGACGGGTACGGTCTTCTTTTAAACGCAATACAAGAGCCATACCATGCTATATTAGAAAATGCTGGTATATCAAATGTGTTTACTCCTAAAGAAGTCACAGAGGATCCTGAAAATGAAATGGAAGATTCTAAATGGCAAGGAATGGGGATAGATGCTACATGTGGTTGTTATAAAGATATGGTAGATGCTGGAATTGTAGACCCTATATCAGTAACAAAAGCTGCATTAAAAAATGCGATAAGTGTTGCCACAACAATAGTATCTGCTGATTGTATAATCTCAAACGTAAGATCTCTTGAAAGCAATTAATTACTTTATTATAATAGATAAAATTAAGGAAGCGCCGAAGAAAGTAGGTGGTTTGGAAATTACAGAAAAAAATAATAACGACATTAGGTACTTAAAAGCAAAGGTGGTTAGTGTAGGGGATAAGGTTGAACATATACAGAACGGCGATATAATTAGATATGACAAGCATGCAGGTCATGGTATCGAATGGAACGGCACACTTTACCAAGTTATTACAATTGGTGATGTGGTTATTGTAGAATGAGATTAACTTCATCCGATTTAAGAGAATTAAATTTATTTAAATATTATAGGTTAGTGCGTAAGTGGGCATGTAAAACTTACAACTTAAAAGACGCTGATTTAGAATTATTAATATATTTAGATTGTAAAAAGTTTTTTACAAGAAATGATTTTATTAATGGATCTTACACATATTCATGGGATAAAAACCGATGGGAACGTTTAAGAAAAAACGGATGGATTGATATTTATTCAGCAAGAAATAGAACTACAAATAAATTTAACACTTATACGACTTCATATATTTGTAAAAATTTAATTAATAGAGTATATAGAATATTACTGGCAGAAGAAGACATGCCTACATCAGAACGAAGCAAGTTCTACAATAACAAAACATATACGGACAAAGTTTACAATAAAGCTATTGACGATATGATTAATGATAAAAATAGATAATTATGGCATTTAAAATGAACCCCAAGTCTCCTCTTTTAAAGAAGACTTTAAATTTTCCAAGTCCTGCGCAAAAAGCATTGAAGGGAGATCAGCACAAATTGCCTGATCATCTAAAAGCTAAAATAGAGGCTGCGCCAGGCAAAAAAGAATCAGCATCTCAAGAAAGAAAAAATTTGAACAAGTATATGCCCATTGATGACATAGCAGGTTCACCAGCAAAAATTGGACCTAAAAATATTGGACCTGAATCCCCGGCTAAAATACTAGGAGCCGTGGCAGGAGCATTAGGCAAAGCTGTTGTTGGGAAAGTTGTAGATAAAGCTATAGGCAAAAAGAAAAGTAGCCCAGCTAAAAGCTTTAAAGGTTTAGTAAGCAAGCTTGAAAAACAAGGCAAATCAAAAGAGGCAGCTACTAAAATTGCCGGCAAAGTTGCTAATGCAAAAATGAAAGGTGCCGGATCAGGACCTACAGCAAAGCAAAAAGCAAGAGAAAACAAATCACGTGGCGGCGGATTAGGGTCACAAAAAAAAATAGATTAACTAACAAATAAATAATAAACAATGGCATATTCAGGATTTAAAGGTATCGGCCCTAACAAAATAGGATGTGGTGATAAAGGTTCACCAGCTAAAAAATACGGTGCGATGAAAGGTGATCAATCTGCAAGCAGATCAGATTACAAAAATTACAAAGGTACAGATAAAGGTTATAAAGGCAAAGATGGTTCATCTCATGGCGATCAATCAGCTTCTAAAGCAGATTATGATTCTCCAGCTAAAAAAATGAACAAAGGAATGTCTTATGATATTAAAGAAGCGTCTAATCAAAGCTTAAGCAAATCTGCACGTAAACATTATGCAGAAAATGCGCAAGCAGCGAACAAAGGAGGCTACGGTAATAAAGAAGGCGGTAAATACTCTAAGTAATGGCATTTAAACTTCGTCCGTTACATGACGTGTTCGGAATACATAAAGACTCCGAATTTGGAAAACCTATTATTTTAAAAGATGATTTAGAGAAAGGTATAGAAGGCGAAGCAAATCGTGATGGTACTATATTTGTTAATTCAAAACTGTCTGACAAAAAAGTTAAAGAAGCGGTTGATCACGAAAAAGTGCATTTAGATCAAATGGCACAAGGAAGGTTGCAGTATGATAATCAAACCGTAACTTGGAAAAAAGACACTAAATCTCCAGCTAAAGTTTATAATAGGGAAACTATGAATGAAGGGCATCCTGATTTTGAATGGGAAGATGAAGCATATAAAAATTCTTCACCATTAAAAAAAGATGCATGCTATAAAAAGGTAGTTGCCAGGTATGGTCCAAAAAATTCTGCATATAGAAGTGGAGCAATGGCCAAATGTAGAAAAGTTGGAGCTGCTAATTGGGGTAATTCAAAAAAATAATGGCTTTTAAAATGAAAGGTTCACCTCTACAAGTTAGAAAAACCAAAGAGGGTGCAGCACTTAAACGATGGTTTAAAGAAGATTGGAGAACACCCAGCGGCAAGAAAGGCTATGAGGGTGGTGAAAATACTTTTAGGCCAACTAAAAGAGTTTCAAGTAAAACACCAGCAACCTGGAGCGAATTATCACCTAGTGAAAAAGCAGCTGCAAAAAGAGAAAAAGATACAAAAGGCAGAGTAACTAAATATAAAAAATAATGGCAATAAATTTTAGAGGAAAAGCTGAGGAGCTTAATAAAATATCAGACAATAGAAACGCCAGCGGCTTTCAAGAGAAGTCTGCGCCAGGCCCTAGACAAGGGGTTGGTGGTAGAGTACATTTGAAAGAAGCTGAAGCTATGTTTGCTAAAAGACGATCTCCTGCCAAATTAAATAAAAATTTTTATGGAGGTGAAGCTTACTTTCAAGATGGCTATAATGGGGACATGGCTAATCCAATAACAACCAAGTCTAAATCTCCAGCAAAAATGAACATGGCTTTAATAGAAGGAGAGAAAGATGTATTAGCTAGCAAAAGAGGCATTGATTATGCCGCTGAAGTGAAAAAAGGATTTGGAGATCAAAAGCCACCAGCGAAAACCGCGAACCTAAGTAACGATGTAAGTAAAGAGGATGACAATCCATTTGCTTCGTTTACAGGAAAAAAATTTGACACAGAACTAGAAATACCGGATATTTCGGAATTTAAATTATAACATAACAACTAATCATGGGAAAAAATATACCAATAACAGCTAGAGTAAACAAAGGTTTATTCAATCAAAAGAAAGGTGTTACAGAGCCTATTCTTAATGTTGGGCCAGCCGGCGTATACGGGGACAACACCACTAGCGACGCTGCTACAAAATCGCCAGCTAAAAAAAAAGGGTTTTCTATAAACATTAGCCCCTTAAAAGCGCATGAGCCTGGGCACGTAGAGACTTCCCAGAATCAAGAGCTAGGTCCTGATGGCACTATAAAAACTGTTAAAAAAAGAACAACAGCCGGCGACTTAATTACTAAAAAAGGTGGTTGTGGCAAAGGTTTTACTAAGAATGCGGCGGGTAAGTGTGTACAAGATACACCCGATTCAACCGCTGCGCAAGATAAATCCTTTAAAGAAAAATGTTATAATGCAGATGGCTCTCGTAAAAGAGGCGTTAAGGGATGCGTATGGGCAGATGAAAATATTAAAGATCCAGAACCAGATACAACAACTGGTGAAGACGACAAACTCGAAAAAGGTGAATTAACCTTAAGAACTAACGATTCTGGTACCGCTCAAACTTCTTTGCAAAGACGTAATAATATAAGAAGTGGAATACATACGAGTCGAAGAGTAGGCAAGTATAGAAGACAAATGGGCAAGTATGGAACATTTGATGCAGAAGGCAACTTTAAGGCTAATGACAATTTAAGTCAAAGCGATTTAAATAAACTTTCAAAAGCACAAAGTAGATATGAAATTTCTGACAACGAGTTAACTAATGTAAAAAATCAAAGCAAGCAAAACCAAACTTCCGGGTATGGGGCTAATTATTTAGGCACTCAAGGGACTGTTAGGGGTGAAGGTAGAGATTTAAAGCAAAATGAATTAAGTGTTGAAGAGCAAAAAAATTTAGATATACCTTTAAAAGAAGTGAAAACTGCAGCCCCGAAAAAATCAAAATTCTTTAGAAAAGGTGCGCCTATGAAACTTAAATACTTTGGGAAATAATGGCATATATACAACACAACTCACCATTCAAAAAAGCTAAATCTAAGTCTTATGCGCCAGCAAGAAACAAAAAGTCTGGCAATTACGCCGAAGTTAAAAAAGGAGGCGGTACTGGAAAAGATGCAGGTGGCGGAATGACCGCTAAAGGTGTAGCGAATTATAATAGAAAAACAGGAGGTAATTTAAAAACAGCTGTTACAACCCCTCCTTCCAAATTAGATCCAGATAGCAAGGCTGCAAAAAGACGTAAATCATTTTGCGCTAGATCTCGTGGGTGGACTGGAGAAAGAGGTAAAGCGGCTAGACGTAAATGGAATTGTTAAATGAAATCAAAAGGACTTGGTGATACAATAGAAAAAATCACTAAAGCAACAGGTATCAAAAAAGTAGTTGATACCATATCGAAAGCAACCGGAAAAGATTGCGGTTGTAAAACTAGAAAAGAAAAGTTAAATAAAGCTTTTCCTTATAAATCACTTAAATCAAATAAAATGGCAAAAAAAGTAAACAAAATTAAAGCGGAAGAATTACAAATTATTCAAGCCGCAGTAAATCAAGTTAATCAAATTCAAATGCAAATCGGTGGTCTTGAAGCTCATAAAGCTCAATTGTTGACAGCAATAAAAGCCGCCGCCGAAGTTGTTCAAGCTGAACAAAAAAAGTTAGAAGATGTATATGGTTCTGTTAACATTGATTTAAAAACTGGAGAATATACCGATGTCGCAGCAGATAATAAGAAAGATTAGTGTCGGTAAAGACTATAAGAATGACGCTATGCATTATGCTGTTGGGCAAGAAGTGTATGGCGGGCATACTATAGCTAATATAATAGAGGAAGAAGATAAGTACTCCATCTATATAACAAAAGAGGATATGTTAATGCCCTGGAAGGACTTTAACAAAAACATGTCGATATCCGTCGAATACGATCTCTCATGGTAAAATGCAGAGTGTATTCAATTACCTGGTAAAACCGAAGGGCAGTAGGACAACAGGAAAAAAAGAGATAGAAGGTAACGAGTTACTATTAAACACTGAATTACAAAATCATCAATATACTCAAAGAATTGGTATTGTTATAGGATTGCCTCGCGCAAGAATGTATAACGAAATTAAAGAAGGGTTAGAGGTTATTGTACATCACAATATATTTAGAAGATTTAGAGATATACGTGGTAAAGAAAAGAATAGTAAAAACTATTTTGAAGAGGATATTTATTTAGTGCAGCCTGATCAAATATATGCTTACAAACAAAATAATGAGTGGAAAGCACTAGAAGGTTTTGTTTTTGTAATGCCTATAAAAGAAACGGACGAAATTTCCATAGAAAAAGAAAGGCCATTAATCGGCATTGTAAAATACGGCAATGAACAAATTGAAGTAGAAACGCTTGTTGGTTTTAAACCAAATTCAGAATACGAGTTTATAATAGAAGGGCAAAGGTTATACCGAGTTCCCATGAATGCAATTACAATTAAATATGAATATCAAGGAGACGAAGAAGAATATAATCCAGGCTGGGCACAAAGCAGTTGAGGAATTAATTAAAGTAGCAAAAGAAGCTATTGTAGATTCGGACGATGATATCTCAGCTGACAGATTAAAAAATGCAGCAGCCACAAAAAAGCTGGCTATATTTGATGCTTTTGAAATATTAAGCAGAATTGATGAGGAGCAAAGAATAATTGAAAACAAACCAAAAGAAGAAGTCGAACAAACAACTTTTGGTGGGTTTGCTGAAAGAAGATCTAAATAATGTACGAACAAAGTTTATATAGTGTAATAACACCAATTAAACAAACTACTTTATCTAGACTAAATAAGAGTAAGAAATGGAAGTATGGTTATAACAAAGAGCATGATGTAGTTGTTATAAGTAAGTCGGGCCAAATCGGAGAAATATATAATATACAGAATCTGAAGATAGCTTTGCCAAAAGCACCAGCAAAGTTAGACAAATCAAATGACAAGTGGACGCCCGCGGAATATCCGAAGGAATTAAAACTAATTAAAAGTATATTTGATTGGAGAGAATATCCCGAAGAGTTTAAATCAAAATGGGGCACATATATCGATGAACAGTTTAACAAAAGAGAAAAAGGCCATTGGTTCAATAATAAAGGTGTGGCTACTTACATTACTGGTACTCACTTTATGTACTTGCAGTGGTCCAAGATTGATGTTGGGAAGCCAGAGTTTCGCGAAGCAAATAGATTATTCTACATTTTCTGGGAAGCTTGCAAGGCAGATTCCAGATCCTATGGGATGTGCTACCTCAAGAATAGACGGTCTGGCTTTTCATTTATGGCCTCTGGAGAAACCGTTAATCTCGCCACTATTAATTCCGATTCACGATATGGTATACTATCCAAGTCTGGGGCTGATGCGAAAAAGATGTTTACCGATAAGGTGGTACCGATATCGGTTAATTACCCCTTCTTTTTCAAACCAATACAGGACGGTATGGACCGCCCCAAAACCGAGCTCGCCTATCGTGTTCCAGCGTCCAAGTTCACAAGACGTAAACTTGACAATAACACCGCCGTTGAAACCTTATCGGGTCTCGACACCACGATCGATTGGAAGAACACCGGTGACAACGCATACGACGGGGAGAAGCTTAAACTTCTCGTCCATGACGAATCGGGCAAATGGGAAAGGCCGAACAACATCCTCAACAACTGGAGGGTTACGAAAACCACGTTAAGACTAGGTAGTAGAGTAATAGGTAAGTGTATGATGGGAAGCACATCAAACGCTTTAGACAAAGGTGGTGACAATTTTAAAAGATTATACAATGATTCAGATGTCACAAAAAGAAACGCCAATGGACAGACTCGCAGCGGACTATATTCTTTGTTCATACCTATGGAATGGAACTACGAAGGATTCATTGATTCTCATGGCATACCTGTATTCAACACACCAGAAGAAGAAAAAGTTGGGCCATACGGGGACATTATAGACGTCGGAGTCATAGAGCATTGGAATAACGAAGCTGAAGGTTTAAAAGGTGACCAGGACGCTCTAAACGAGTATTACAGACAGTTTCCACGTACAGAGGAGCATGCGTTTAGGGATGAAACCAAAAATAGTATATTTAATTTAGTAAAAATATACGAACAAATAGATTACAACGAAGATTTACGGCATAGTAATGTATTAACTCGCGGTAGTTTTATGTGGGAAAATGGTATTAAAGATTCAAAAGTAATTTTTACGCCAAACCCAAATGGAAGGTTTTTAATAAGCTGGACTCCTTCTTATGAGTTACAAAATAGGCAGATAATAAAGAATGGAGTTAGATGGCCGGGATTAGAACACGTGGGTGCTTTTGGTTGTGACAGTTACGATATATCAGGTACAACAGACGGCAAAGGTTCTAAAGGCGCGTTGCATGGGTTAACTAAATTCAGCATGGAGGATGCACCCCCTAGCACATTTTTTTTAGAATATATAGCAAGACCGCAAACAGCTGAAATGTTTTTTGAAGATGTTTTAATGGCTATAGTATTTTATGGAATGCCAATATTAGCAGAAAATAATAAACCTAGGTTATTATATTATTTAAAAAGGCGCGGTTATAGAGGATATTCAATGAATAGGCCTGACAAATTATGGAACAAGTTATCAGTTTCAGAAAGAGAAGTTGGTGGAATACCTAACTCAAGTGAAGATATTAAGCAAGCTCACGCAGCTGCTATAGAAATGTATATAGATAAACACGTAGGATTGCAATCCAATGGTAACTACGGTTCTATGTATTTTACAGACACATTAAATGATTGGGCTAAATTTGATATAAATAATAGAACAAAATTTGATGCGGCTATAAGTTCGGGATTAGCAGTAATGGCTTGTCATAAAGATCTGTATAGACCAACAAATAAATTACAAAGATCACCTATTAATTTAAGCTTTGCAAAGTATAAACAAAATGGGGAATTATCAAAAATAATAAAATAGTAATATGGCCAGAGGCGTAGTAAATAGTTTTTTTCCAACCCAAGTCGCAAGTGATGCAGAAAAAATGTCGATGGAGTACGGGCTTCAGGTGGGAAGAGCAATTCAAAACGAATGGTTCTCTAGCAATTCCGGTACAACTCGTTTTCAAAGTAATCAAAATACTTTTCACAATTTACGATTGTATGCGCGCGGAGAACAACCTATCCAAAAATACAAAGATGAATTATCTATTAATGGCGATTTATCTTATTTAAATTTAGACTGGAAACCAGTTCCTATTTTATCTAAATTTGTAGATATTGTAGTTAATGGTATTGCTGATAGAGCTTTTGACTTAACAGCATATTCTCAAGATCCTTACGGTGTTGAAAAAAGAACAAAGTATATGGAGGCAATAATTAGAGACTTACAAACAGAAGAGTTGAATAATTTTGCTGCGCAAGAATTTGGGATTAATTTATTTGAAAATAATCCAGATAAATTACCAGCCTCAGAAGAGGAGTTAGATCTTCATATGCAATTAAGTTATAAGCAAGGTATTGAAATAGCTGAAGAAGAAGCTATCAATGTTATGCTTGATGACAACAGATATGATTTAACAAAGAAAAGATATTATTACGATTTAGCAACATTAGGAATAGGAGCGGTTAAAAATAATTTCACAGAAACCGAAGGTGTTACTGTTGAATATGTAGACCCAGCTTATATGGTTTATTCGTATACGGAGGATCCATATTTTCAAGATGTATATTATGTAGGGGAGGTTAAATTCGTTCCTTTAAACGAGCTTAAAAAGCAGTTTCCGAACCTAACGCAAGACCAAATGGAAGAGATCCAACAACAAGGTTCTCAGAATTGGGGTGTATGGAATAATAATATAAGTAATATGTACAACAATAATCGCGATCAAAATGTTGTGCAAATATTATACTTTAATTTTAAAACTTACATGAACGAAGTTTACAAAGTTAAAGAGACAGCAACTGGCGCTACAAAAATTATAGCAAGAGATGATTCTTTTGATCCGCCTAAAGAAATATTTGAAGAGCAATTTGGAAAAATGCAAAGATCTCTTGAAGTATTATATGAAGGTGTTATGGTATTAGGTAGTAATATTTTACTTAAATGGGAAATGGCACCTAATATGATGAGACCAAAGGCTGATGAAACTAAAGTTAAATTAAACTACGCTATCACAGCGCCTAGAATGTATCAAGGCAGAATAGAATCTATTGTAAGTAGATGTACTGCGTTTGCAGATATGATTCAATTAACACATTTAAAATTACAGCAAGTATTACAAAGAATGATACCAGATGGTGTGTATTTAGATGCTGACGGTTTAAATGAAGTTGATTTAGGTAATGGTACTAATTACAATCCGCAAGAAGCATTAAATATGTTTTTCCAAACAGGTTCTATTATAGGTAGATCTTTTACGCAAGAGGGCGATATGAACCCAGGCAAAGTACCTATTCAAGAAGTGCAAACTGGTAGTGGTGGTCAAAAATTACAAACATTAATATCTACTTACAATTATTATTTGCAAATGATAAGAGATGTTACCGGTTTAAATGAGGCAAGAGACGCTAGTACCCCTGACTCTAGAGCTTTAGTAGGTGTACAAAAATTAGCGGCCGCAAATAGCAATACAGCAACAAGACATATATTAGATGCTGGCTTATATCTAACAAGAGAAACCGCGGAGTGCTTATCATTAAGGATATCAGATATATTAGAATACCACCCTGCCAAAGAAGCTTTTATTCAAAAAATAGGTGGCTTTAATGTAGCGACGTTAAATGAAATGAAAGATTTACATCTTCATGATTTCGGTATTTATTTAGAATTAACTCCGGATGATGAGGAAAAAGCAATGTTAGAAAACAATATACAAACCGCATTAAGTGGTGGGCTTATTGATTTATCAGATGCAATTGACATCAGAGAAGTACAAAATATAAAGTTAGCAAATCAGCTATTAAAAGTGCGACAGAAAAAACGCCAAGAAAGACTACAGGAAGAGCAGCAGGCAAATATACAGGCACAAGCAAATGCTAATGCTCAGGCTCAACAAGTAGCTGCACAGGCGGAAGTACAAAAAGATCAAGCGCTATTCCAAACTAAATCTCAACTAGAGCAATTAAAAAGTCAGCTTGAGAATCAAAGAATAGGCGTGGAAGTTGACGCTAAAAAACAATTGATGGCATTAGAATTTCAATATAACATGCAGCTTAAAGGCATGGAAGTTCAAAATAATGCTAATCGCGAAAAAGAAATTGAGGATCGTAAAGACAAGCGAGCTAAAATAATTGGCACGCAACAATCAGAAATGATTTCTCAAAGAAAAAACGACACTCCACCGAAAGACTTTGAGTCAGGAGGTAATGACATAATGGGTGGCGGTTTTGGTCTAGGTGGATTTGAACCTAGATAATTTTAACAATTAATTATATAATATTTTATCATGGCTAAAGCAGCAAAAACAGAAGGTAGTTTTAAAATAAAAAACACCAAAAAAACAAAAGAAGCTGAAGTTAAAGAATCTCCAGCTCAAACAGGACCAGCCGTTATTAACGAGGAAACTGGTAATATAAAACTTGATTTAACTAAAAAACCAGAACAAGATGCCAATACAAAGCAAGAAGCAGCAGACGTGGTTACAGATAAACAAGCCGAACCTGTACAAGAAGTGGAAAAAGAAATACCACAACAACCAGAGCCCGTTCAAGCTGAAGAATCCGTACCTGAAAAACCAGTAGAAGAAACTGTACTTGAAGAAATAACGGAAGAAAAGAAAGAGGAAATAACGCAAGAAGTTACACAAGAATTAAAAGAAGATGTAGCTGAAGCAATAGCGGAACAAAAAGAATCTGGTATAGAATTGCCTGAAAACATTCAAAAGGTTGTAGACTTTGTAAATGAAACAGGAGGTAGTTTAGAAGACTACGTAAAGCTAAATACTGATTATGATTCATTAAATGAAAATCAACTATTAGCAGAGTATTATCAAACATCGAAACCTCATCTTGATAGAGACGAAATTAACTTTATTATGGAAGATAAGTTTTCTTATAATGAAGATGAAGACGATGAAAAAGATATTAGAAAAAAGAAAATAGCAAGAAAAGAAGAACTTGCTAATGCAAAAAATTATTTAGATGGATTAAAATCTAAATATTATGCAGAAATAAAAGGCGGTAGTAAATTATTACCGGAACAACAAAAAGCGGTAGAGTTCTTTAACCGATATAATAAAGAACAAAAAGAGCAATCATCCGTAGCTAAAAAGCAGACTGATGCGTTTTTAAATAAAACAAACCAAGTTTTCAATGACGATTTCAAAGGTTTTGAATATAACGTCGGCGATAAAAAATATAGGTTTAATGTTAAAGACGCAAACAAGGTCAAGGATAGCCAGAGCGACATTAACAATTTTGTCAAGAAGTTCTTGAATGAAAATAATGAAATGTCAGATGCCTCCGGTTATCATAAAAGCTTATTTACAGCTATGAATCCAGATCAAGTTGCAAAACACTTTTACGAACAAGGTAAAGCAGATGCAATTAAAGACAGTACAACAAAAGCCAAAAACGTTAAGATGGGGGCGAGAGGTGTCCATTCAGATGTTAAGACTGCCAATGGTTGGAATGTTAGATCAGTTGGTTCGGGGAATGATAGCAGTAAACTTAAAATTAAAACATTTAAACATTTAAAATAGTAAATTATGGCAGCACCAGGATTTGCGCAAGCGCCACCAACGTTGGCCAACTTAGCGCATTTGACTCCAAGACCCGTACAAGGTTTATTTGGTGATAACTATTTATCACTAGCCGATATGACTTGGACTCAACAATTTTTACCTGAAGTTTACGAGAAAGAAGTAGAGCGTTATGGAAACAGAACGATTACTGGTTTCTTAAGAATGGTAGGGGCAGAGATGCCTATGGCATCAGACCAAGTAGTTTGGTCAGAACAAGGAAGATTACACATTGCATATGATACAGTTACATCAAATGCACCAGGCGCAGGCCCGGGTGGACAAACAATTTCATTACCTTCTCCGGGAGCTGATGGGAATGTACCACTTTTAGGACCTGGTATGACTTGTGTTATCGCACTTGGAAACGATACAAATAATATTTACATTAATAGTTTAGCAGGACCTGTTGCAGGTGGTTTGCAAACATACAATATTGATGTATATGATGACGCTAACAACGTACTAGATGTAGCCCTTCAAGGAGCTGCTGCAGGTGGGGAGTTAAGCTTATTTGTTTTCGGTTCAGAATACAAAAAAGGATCACCAGAGGGTGGAAATTCTATTGATGCTTCCTTTACAAGTTTTAGTAATCAACCAATTATCATCAGAGATAAGTATGAAGTAAACGGTTCAGACGTTGCTCAAATCGGATGGGTTGAAGTTACTACTGAAATTGGTACAGGTGGTTATCTATGGTACTTAAAATCTGAGCACGAGTCTAGAATTAGATTCGAAGATTACTTAGAAATGAGTATGGTAGAATCAAAGAATGTAGAGCAAGTGGTAGCAGGTGTACCAGGCTTTACAGGATTCCAAGGTGGAAACCTACAAGGTATGCAAGGTTTATTTGCTACACTAGAAGAAAGAGGATTGGTATATAATGACCCAGCATTTGCAGAACCTGCGGGAGCTGCTGGTGGTTCAGGAATCGATCAGTTCGATACTATTCTACAAGAGCTTGATAAGCAGGGAGCAATTGAAGAGAACATGTTATTCTTAGACAGACAGACATCTCTTGATATTGATACTATGTTAGCACAGCAAAATTCTTACGGAGCAGGAGGTACATCTTATGGTGTATTTGATAACTCTGAAGATATGGCGCTTAACTTAGGATTCTCTGGTTTCAGACGTGGAGCATATGACTTTTACAAAACTGACTGGAAATATCTAAATGACTCTACAACTAGAGGACTTATTGACGATATTAAAGGTGTGTTAGTACCAGCAGGAACTTCTACAGTTTACGATCAACAATTAGGACAGAATATTTCAAGACCATTCTTACACATTCGCTACAGAGCTTCTGAAGCTGATGACAGAAGGTTAAAATCTTGGGTAACTGGTTCAGTTGGTGGTAACTATACAAGTGACGCAGACACAATGACTGTTAACTTCTTATCGGAGAGAACAATGTGTACGCAAGCCGCTAACAACTTTGTATTATTCAAAGCTACTTAGTAGTAAACTAATGTAAGGAACGGGTGTCTTCGGGCACCCAATCTTTACTTTTTATTAACAATTATATTATATTATATCATGGCTAAAACAGCAACACAATGGGAAGTTAAAGATAGACTTTATAAACTTACCAAAAATAAAAAACCTTTAATATTTACCATACCAACAGCTCATTCACAAAGAAAAGCTTTATTATGGTTTGATGAAAATTTAGGTTACCAAAGAGAATTACGATACGCAACAAATCAGCCTTCTGTTTTTGTAGATGAACAAAAAGGGAAAGCAACAATGGGTAGAGTAATATTTAGAAACGGGCAATTAAGAGTAAAAAAAGAAGATGTAACTCTTCAAAAGTTTTTATCCTTATATCACCCGTATATGAAAGAGGGTATTATTGAAGAAATAAAACCAAAAGAGCAAGCAGTAAATGAAGTTGCTTGGATTGAGTTTGAATTGCAAGCTTTAAATCTTGCTAAGCAAGCTACAGTAGATGAGGCAGAAGCTATATTAAGAGTTGAAGTTGGAGAGAAAGTTAATAGATTATCTTCAGAAGAATTAAAAAGAGATTTATTAGTATTTGCTAGAAAAAATCCTCAGCTATTTTTACAACTAGCACAAGATGAAAACACTGAGTTGAGAAACTTTGGTGCAAAAGCAATTGAAGCTGGTATATTAAAATTATCACAAGACCAAAGAACATTTACTTATGGCAAGAGTGGTAAAAAAGTATTGACAGTACCATTTGATGAACATCCTTATTCTGCACTAAGTGCATACTTTAAGACTGACGAGGGTATGGAGCTTTACAAGAATATAGAAAAAAGACTTAAATAGTCACCTTTTATAGTAATAGGCTATCTAAGGGTGGCCTATTATTATAATAACAAAATATAAATTATGGCTGTAAGCGTAGATACTGTATATCAAAGAGTATTAGCAATACTTAATAAAGAACAACGAGGATATGTAACACCTCAGCAATTTAACTTGTTTGCTAATCAAGCACAATTGGATATATTCGAACAGTACTTTTATGATATAAATCAATTTGGCCGTATACCAGGAAACGATACAGAGTTTTCTGACATGCTAAATATACTTAATGAAAAGATTAGCATATTTGAAGTCAACGATGATATGACTTATGCAAATAACTATTGGAGCCCACCCGCTGATATTTACAGAATGGGTACGATAGTTTACAAAAACACCACAGAGGGTTTTACATTAAACCCAAGTGCTACTACAACTATTGAAACATTTGTAGAAGCCGAGCGAATTGAATACAATGATTTTCTTTATATCAATCAATCCGCATACACACGTCCAACAAACACAAGACCTATATTTATAGAGAATAGTTCAGGCTACAAAGTATATGGCAATACCGAGTTAACATCGGATGTAACGTGTAATTATATTAAAAAGCCCGCTGAAGTAGTTTGGGGCTACCAAATTGTTTATGGTGAAGCACTTTATGATGCAACAACAGCGACTAATTTTGAACTGCATGATTCGGAAGAAACAGAGTTAGTTGTTAAAATCTTAGAGTTTGCAGGCTTAAATGTTGAAGACGTGCAGATGTATCAAATAGCTAATAGCATGGAACAAGAAACTAACCAACAAGAAAAAGCTTAATATATGCCATTTTTAAATCAAACACCAGAGGAATATTACTTAGGACCCGACGGGCTGTGGAACAGCAACGACGAGAATTATGGCGATTATCAATTTACAAGTATTGCTGATGTTATTAATAATTTCATGACTATATATGTAGGCCAAGAAAAAATTATAACAAAAGTTAAAAGAACAGATGTTTCTTTTTATGCGCAAAGAGCTTTACAGGAATTTAGCTTTGATATACTGCCTCAGGAAAAATCTATAGAAATAGAAATACCACCTGGGCTATATATGGTTTTGCCACAAGATTATGTAGGGTATACAAAACTTTCCTGGACGGATCAATATGGAATTGAAAGAATAATATATAGAACCGATTTAACAAGTAATCCAACTCCATATATACAAGACAGTGAATACGAATATACTTTTGATAGCGATTCACAAATACCTTTAGCGCAAGAATCTGAAACTTTAAAAAGATTTAAAAGAGACGACGTTTTTCCTAATGCTTTTAATGCTAATACGGCATTACAAAATTGGTATATGGGTAATCCAGATTTGCTTTTTATGTATGCTTATGGTGGGAGATATGGATTAAATCCACAACAAGCACAAGCAAACGGGGTATTTTATATTGATAAAATAAAAGGCATGATCAGGTTTAGCTCTAATCTAAGTGGTAGAATTGTAGTATTAAAATATATTAGTGATGGCTTAGGTACAGAGGAAGATATGCAAGTGCATAAATTTGCAATAGACGCAATTTATAAATACATTGTACATGCTATATTATCAACAAGAGCAAACACGCAAGAATACCTGGTAGCAAGATGGAAAAAAGAATCCGTAGCCGCAAGACGCAATGCTAAAATAAGATTATCAGAACTTAAAAATAATCTGTTAGCGCAAGTAATGAGAAACCAATCCAAATGGATTAAAAGTTAAATAATATGCCAGAAGTAATACACAACTTTACATCGGGGAAAATGAATAAAGACCTCGATGAAAGATTAGTACCTAATGGCGAATATAGAGATTCTTTAAATTTAGAAATATCAACTTCTGAAAGTAGCAATGTCGGATCTTTACAAACTGTATTAGGTAACGCTGTTAATAATAACAAGACGCTTAATCCGCAAACAGGTGTTATAACTGAATGGGGCAATGACTTTATACCCAACATGTATTACCCATGCACTATAGGTAGTATAAGAGATGATATCAACGAAAAAATATATTGGTTTCTTGCGTCAAGTGGTATTAGTGCTATTGCTGAGTATGATCAAAAAACAGATACAATAGCTCCTGTTTTAGTAGACACTCAAAATATATTAAAATTTAGTAAAGATTATTTAATTACAGGTATAAGTATATTGGAAGGCATATTAATGTGGACTGATAATCAAACTGAACCTAAATCTATTACAATTGAAACATTTAAAAATGGTTCAACTAATTTTTTAACGCACACCACTTATACTAACGGCGTTATAACAAGGGACTTTCAAGAAGAGGATATAACAGTTATTAAAAAATATCCTACTACAGCTCCGATACTAGACCTAGCAAATACGAGAGCTACTGATCCTGACGGTAATCCTGTGGTTGTTAATAACACTACATCTGCTAACTTTACCGAGTCTGCTCCAATCGGATTTGACCCAGGCAATACTGGATTTGTTCCTTTACCCCCAGGCTCTTTACTTACACTAAATTGGCTTCAATCGCCATATCCTTACTATAGTGTAAATGACGTATTAATTCTAACTACCAGTGCCGAAGACGACGACCAAGTCGAAGTAAATTTCGAGGCAAGAGTGCAAGTTGTTAGTGTTCCTCAAGGGCTAACACAAACATTTGCAGAGGTAAGTGTATTGTCTGTTTCAGAAAATGTTTCAGCAGTAGCATTACCATGGGATGTTACTTTAGAAGAAGACGATCCTTTATTTGAATTTAAATTTCCCTCATTTGCATATCGATGGAAATATGAAGATAACCAATTTTCTGCATTCTCACCATTTTCTGAGGTAGCCTTTTTACCTGGTGAATTTGAATATAACACGTTCCAAGGGTACAACTTAGGAATGAAAAATACATTAAGGCAATGTCTTATAAGTAATTTTATTACAAATGACATACCTGACAACGTAAAAGAAGTTGAGTTGTTATATAAAGAAACCTCAAACACCAATGTATATAAGGTAGATTCTTTTGAAAGAGATGATGAAATATGGACGGCTAATACTTATGATATACAATCAGAAATTATTAGCTCTGTGTTACCTTCTAATCAAATATTAAGGCCATATGACAATGTTCCAAGATATGCTAAAAGTTTAGAAATAAGTGCTAACAGGCTAATATTTGGTAATTATGTTCAAAATTATACGCTATTAAATGACTTAAATCAAACAATTAAGCCAACAATAGATATTGTAATTGCACCTAATACAACATTAAACCCGGATCAAGCGGGATATGCGTTACCACCTACACCAGGTGTATCGCACCCATCTATAAAATCGCAGAGAACATATCAAGTTGGTGTTGTATACTCTGATAAATACGGAAGACAATCTCCGGTATTTACATCAGAATCAGCGGCTACTATATTACAAAAGCCAGAAGCTAATCAATATAATAGGATTACCGCTACAATGACTAGCTTGCCTCCAGAAGGTTTCGATTATTTTACATGGTACATAAAAGAAGCGTCACAACCGTATTATAATATAGCTATGGATCGTTGGTATGAAGCTGATGATCAAAATATATGGATTTCATTTCCGTCTTCCGAAAGAAATAAAATAGACGAAAATACATTTTTAGAATTAAAAAAACAACACGATAACGACGAGTTTGTTTCTGACCCTGCTAGATATAAAGTAGTTGCGATAGCTAATGAGGCACCAATATTTATTAGAGAAAGAATAAAAACATTTGGTACTTTAGATAACGATCCCAATAATACTTTTTGTTTTCAAAACGGTAGTGGCGACGGTCAAGGGCAATTTCCTTTGCCGGAGTATGCTTACATGCAAATGAAACTGGGCTCAGACACAAATCCAGCTCAAGGTACATGGAATAGAAGCCCTTTAAAAGAAGCTGCCTCAGAGACTTTAAATCCGCAGGTAATGCGTATTGTAGGTAATACAGGCAAAAGCGATTGGTATGATGTAGCCTCTATTTCTGAAACTGTTAATGGCTTAGGGGCTGATGTTATTCAAATTAATATTGAAGGAAGATTTGGTGATGACATGGCGTTTACTTCTATTGACGGCACAGGAGATACACAAACTTCTGGCCTACAATTTGAATTAGCCGCAAAAGTATACGAGCAAAAGCCTGAATATGAAGGTAGATTTTTTGTAAAATTATATAGAGATTTAGCATTAGAAAAATATATATTGGCTAACGCTAATGAAGATAATTATTCAATTAAAAACGCAACACAAGTAGGCTATGCTTCTGGATCTTATGGAAAAAGCTATTGGAAAGACCGAGGCGATGGTAATGTATTTATTGATAATGTTACAGCCGCTACGGGTGGTAATGGAACAGGCTGGGCTTCAACAACGCAAGGGGCAGATGTAATATATAGAATGGATTTATCTTTTTCAGGTGTACCGCCAGATAAAGATAAAGATTTTAACGTTGGGCATACTACTTTAAAAAGATATGCAGACTTTGTAGATGGACTAGAAGCGGTAGGACAAAGATTTAGATGGAGGCAAGATCCAGGTATTGGAACAGAAGCAGAGCCAGAAGAACAAGGTATATATGAAATTACAGCCAGCAATAAAGTAACAAGAATTAGAAATTACGAGGCTGATTCTAAGTCTGGTTCATTTGCGCAATCTTCAAATAAAAGAACTCGATATGAAATAGAATATAAATTAGTTTCGGGTACAGGCGGATTTAATCCTACTATAGGGAATAATCAATGGACAAATCAGTCGGATTGTTACGTAATGGAGTTACTTGCACCGTTTTTTATTGAAAAAAGCTTTAGCAGTACTAATCCAGGTATATGGGAAACGGAGCCCGCAGAGGCTGTGGATTTAGATATCTATTATAAAGCATCAGACTTAATACCAATTAGCAACCACGGCGATATAAACAGCCCCCAGCCTTACGATTTAAACTGGTACAATTGTTATTCTTTTGGTAATGGTGTAGAGTCAGATAGAATTAGAGATGATTACAATGCATCTACTTTAGGCAATGGCCCAATAGCCTCAGCCCCACTAGATGAGCCATACGCAGAAGAAAGAAAAACAACAGGATTTATATATTCTGGATTGTTTAATTCTATATCAGGTATAAATAATTTAAATCAATTTATACAGGCTGAATCTATAACATTAGACATAAATCCAAGATTTGGATCTATACAAAAATTATGGGCCAGAGATACAGATTTAATTACTTTTTGTGAAGATAAAGTATTAAGCGTGCCGGCTAATAAAGATATATTGTTTAGCGCGGCAGGAAATACAGCAGTAACAGCAAGTAATAAAGTTTTGGGTACCCCAAGGCCTTACGCCGGCGAATATGGTATAAGTAAAAACCCAGAGTCTTTTGCAAACTATGGCTTTAGAGCATACTTTACCGACAAGGCTCGAGGGGCTGTGCTTAGATTATCAAGCATGCCTGGTGGTGGTGGAAATGGATTAACGCCTATATCTGAATATGGGATGATTGATTTCTTCGCTGATAACCTTGCATCATCAACATTATGTATTGGTGGTTTTGATGATAATAAAAAAGCTTACAATTTATACTTAGACCCTTTAGCCAGCGAATGGCAAAACGAATTTAAATCTAAAAGAGTAAATAGTTCGGGGGATTGGGAAGATTATATACCGCAATCTACAGTGTTATCGTTTAAAGAAAAAGTAACTGGATGGGAAACTCGTAAATCTTTTGAAAACATTGAAGGATTAATATCTTTAAATAACGTATTTTATACATGGAAAGATGGTATGCTCTGGAGGCATGGTATACAATCTCAACCAAGATTAAATTTTTACGGTATACAATATGATTCATCGATTAACTTTTTAATTAATGAAATGCCTGACGTAGTTAAATCTTACAAAACACTTAATTACACAGGATCAAAATCAAAACAATATTTATATAGCAACGCACAGTACCAAGACAAAACGGCCGCTGAAATGATTGCTATAAGCTTTATACCCACAAGTCAAACAGTATATAAAGACGGATGGTATACAGAATATTTAACTACTAATTTACAAACAGGTGGTGTAAATGAATACGTAGAAAAAGAAGGAAAGTGGTTTCAATACTTAAAAGGTGATGATACTTTTTTCAATACAAATACAGACAACAATGTAGATAGTCACGACTTTTCAGTGCAGGGGATAGGTAGAGGAATTGTTACAGGGGATCTTTTAAGCTCGTACAATGTACATATATTTATTAATCCGTCATGTTATTTAGGAACAGTTGCACCAGTTGCAAACAATATGGTATATACCGTTTCTGAAGATTGTACAACAACCTGTGCCGTATTACAATTAGATGCACTAGACTCAAATCCATAATTATGCCATTAACATTAACATATAGCTTAGTAAGTGACAATACGACGAACGGAACGTTAGGAACAATAAACCCAACTACCGGTACTGTTGTATTTACACCTAACCCTAATTACACGGGTTCAGCGGGTAATTTTACATATAAAGTAAACAATGGCTTTTTTGATAGTAATGTTGCTACGGTAACAGTTAGTGTTTCAGATGTTAACGACCCACCTAATATAACATCAACACCTCCAAGTGGACCATTCGGAGTTGGAGATAGTTATGAATATCAAGGTTTTGCAACTGATCCAGATCACGATGTTGACCTGTTAGTTTGGAGCTCTTCCAATATGCCATCTAATTATAGTATTATTCAACCTGATGCTACTAGAGGATTCTGTACGGTTCAAGGAACTGTTCAAGGTGGTAGTGTTACGTTTGATTTAACTGTAACAGATCCTGCTGGGGCAAGCGATACACAATCAATAACAATAGGTGGTATTGTACCAACAGTAGATTCTTATTTTAAATTCTTTTTTGACAGCAGCGGATCTATGGGTACTACATTAGCAAGACTCCAAAGAGATCTTCAAGGATCCGGGGTTACTAATCCCGCGTTAGATAATACTTGTTTGCAATATTATCTACAAGACTTTTTTGCTACAGGCCTTACACAAGCGCAAGGCAATACAGATAACGCGACTAACGGTGTTAATGGGTATAATAGTCACGTGAGTTTAGTAAGTGATCCTAGCGAAAGGCCACATTATCAATTAAACAACAGATCAAATTCAAGTACAGCTGGATTTAGCACTGTAGCAGGCGGTGATTTTCCTAATGCTACTAGTGTAGTTATAGGTGTATTCATGGATGAATGCGATAATATTGGTGTTCCACTAGCGGCATCTTCATACAATCCAACTACATCTTCGCCAGTAACACAAACTGGATTACAAGATATTCAGCGTTTAGGCTCTCAGGTTTCAACATTAAATGCAACTAATAGCGGTTTTTATAGAGGATTAGTATTCCCAGTTAGTATTAATAATCAAGTCGGTAACTTATCCGGATTTGCGGAATTTTATAATGATTCTATAAGTGGGGCTGCTGGTACTCAAATGGCAACCGCAACACTTAATTTAACTTATTATGCAGTGCAACAAGCCTTTACTCCACAAGTAAGTCAAACATGGAATGATGGTGACACTTGTGATGGCTACTATACTAAAATTGTTGTAGACAACTTATTAGCTTTAGGATATTCAATACCAACATATGCTGGACCTAGTTGTGGCGGCGGCACACCTGCTCCTTCAAATTTCTCTACAAATCTTTCAAGACCAGTAAATCCTAACTTATGGGAAACTTACGCTGGCGACGAAACTGCTTGTGTAGATGGTGAAAACGATTTTAATAATGGTGATACTTTCCCGGTATATTACTTAGAGCGTATACCTGGGGCTACTACGGGAAGTAATTCACAGGGTAATCCGACTATAGGAGATAGATTATATAGAACAGAGCAAAGCGATGGCAGCCTTCTATCCGAGCTACCAAGCGGTTGGTATTTTAATGGCGATGCCACACAGAGTGAAGGCGTAGCAATAGATTATGTATTTGGAGCCGGAATTGCAAATAGCGGTATTTATGTATGTGGAGGTCATGGAGGCACACCTTAAAATAAATTAATTATGGCATTAGGAAATTTTACAGTAACCGATATTAATTTCGAGGTACCTGAATTTGTAGATATATCTACAGTACAATCCGGGGCTACGATAACTATCACGCCTAATCAAGGTTATGTTATTGATGCAAGTGATTTTAGTTTAAGATCACCTATACCATCATTAATAGACGCTAACGCCTCTGTGTTTAATCAAGTTGGGGCAAATATAGAATTGGTATTAGTATTTAATTCGGAGACAATGCCTAGCAATAATTTAGAAGTTCCTATATGTGTTGCTGGATTTGATCAGCTTATTGCAATTACAGTAGATGGACTATGGGTTGCTTCGCTTATAAATGCTACTAGTTCAATTAACGGTGTAGTACAAACCTCTGGTTCATATTCGGGTAATGGTGAATTAGGTACAACAGAAGAAGTAATTTCGGGTTTAACCCTAACTGCTGATACAGATTATTTCTTTAATACAATTCCTGTTGCCACTGTAAATACAGGTGTTGAAGCTAGCTATAGTATAATAAGAACAGATGTATATACAGGTTTAAATATAACAGAATCTAGTTTTGATGTTAGTTATACATTCCCTAATAATAATGTAACAGGCGACTTTATAACCTTTACCGGCAACGCTATTGCTGTTCCTTCTACACAAGTATATATTAATGCTTATTCCATGAATACATCAAATGTTAATGCTGGTGGTGAGAGTAGAGCAATATCAATTACTGGAAATACAGGTGCAAATTATACATTAAAAATAGAAAACACCGCAGGGACGGGAACTGTTATCGATGTGGCTGGTGTTATTGATGCTTCAGGTAGCGTTTCTTTTACCGCAGTATTTCCAACCGTTACAGCGGATCAAACATATGAAGTTACTTTTGGTGGAGATTTAAATCCGGCATTAATAGGCCCAACTGCACCATTAGATGATCAATTCTTATTGACACAAGACTTAGCGATGACGCTTACTGTATCTTTAACAAGTTCAGATCCTAATATAACCATAATAAGTGCATCGTCAAATGAAACAATACTTGTACCTAGCCAAAATTATAGTCCACCTAATACTCAAAATATAGGATTAGAGGTTGTTGCAGCGCCCGGCTATACAATAACACCGATATTACCCGCGCCAACTGTTCAAGATTTTTTACCACAAGATGAACTAAATGGTGATTTAAATGGTGGAACCTATTGGGATATACAAAATTTAAGTGCGCAAGTTGTATCAACGACTATAGATACTTATAAAGTAACCTTTGTGCAAAGTTTAGTTAGCACGGGGGTTCAGCAAGATGTTGCGGTAAGTTTAGATGTAGATAATTTTATAACAGTTGCAACTTCCCCTACGGTACCAAGCATTTCAACAGGCCCAGTACAGCTTATTTCTTCAACAGAGGTTAAAACATCAGGTGTTCAGTTAGCTGAAAATGGATCAGCCATTTCAAGTAGAGGTATTTATTTAAAAGATGCAGTTGGCGGAATGATACAGCCATACCAAGCTAGCCCAGCTACCGGTACCGCAGATTTCTTAATTGATATTACTGGCTTAACAGCGTCAACAGGATATATAGCTCAAGCATATGCACAAAATAGTTCAGGTGTAGGTACGGGCGCTGATGTGGCTTTTACAACTCCATCTGGCGGTGGTGGACCTTCAATCCCAACTTTAACAACTACAACAGCAACCAATATAAGTATTGGTGGTTTTCAAACTGGAGGAAATGCTCTTTCGTTTAATGGAGGTACTCCTGTAGCCAATGGTATAGAATATAGTTTAATTTCTGGTGGTCCTTATCAACAATCAGCTGGGAGTGTACCTAACGCGGGTGCATGGACTCAAATTTTTATAGGGCTCAATTCAGGAACAACATATTACTATAGAGCTTATGCTACAAATTCAGTTGGAACAGGATATGGTCAAGAGTTATCGGTTACAACCGCATCGCCACCAACGTCTTTAACATCATATTTATCAAGTACAAATTTTCAAACTAGTACTTTAAATATTTGTAGTAACTTAGCAACAGGTACTTCAACTTTTTATCATGACGGGCAAGACACTAACCCCAATGGTGGAGATTTTTGTTATGAAGACGCAAACGGTACAGTGCCTTTGGCAGACGGTATATACGTGTGGGGCGCGGAAAACTCAAGAGGTGGTTGGTATACTATTGATTCGTCAGATGGTGGAAATCAAGCAGTTGGAGATGAACCAGGTTTTTGTACAAACGGAGCGGATTTAACATCACAAAATTGCCCACTAGGTATAGTTAACGTTACTGCTAACTTATCAGGGGTTACCGACGCAAATCCCCCTTATGGCAATCCGCCTATTCAAGTAACTGTAACAGGTACAGGCCAATTCTCTGGAACACCCGGCACGACAGGTAGTACGAGTGTAACTGCTTCGGTTGATATAGAACAAGGTGACTGGCTTGCTGGACCAACGTACTCAGGGGCAACATTGCTCACTGGAACTGTTACTTGGACCTATGGTAGCGCAACACAAAATTTTGTAGTAGCTGTCAACGGAACTATTAGACAAGCGACCGGAAGAGGATATGTAGATATTAAAAAATCTAATAATCCTTGCTCTGAAACATCTTATGATGATAGATATTGGTACACCACTACGGATGTTACAATATGTGGTGTAAGTCAAGAAAGAAGAGCAAATAGCCCGGCCACAGGAGGTACACAAGTATTTACAAGCGCACAGGGTTACAACTCCACTTGGGCAGTTGGCGCTTATGCGGTAGATGATAATGGATCCGGGTGTGCTGCAGGTAATGTAAGCAATCAATCAATATCGGCTACAGGTATTGTTGGCAATCACACTGTTTGTAGTCCAACATTATATTATGTAGAGATTAGCGATACCGCGTATTCTAGTGCATCGGCAGCTTGCGCATCTACTATAACTAATACTCAGGCATATTGGTGGCCTGATCCAAACGGAAGTGTAACTGGTACACTAGAAGCCAGTGAGCCGGCTCCAGCGGGAACTACAGTTTATGATAGTCCATTAGGAGGTAACGCAAATATATTTTATGGCGAAGGCTATTACGCGGGTGGAGAAACCAGTGAAATACCAGATCAGTTCGAACAACAAATTAATAATCTTGGGGTAGTTTCAGATTGGTCTGACTGTTAATAAATAAACTATGGCACAAATAACAATAACTTTTCCACAGCCCTTAAATGTTTCAGTACAAATAGGAGACACAGCATATTACACTAATGATGCACGGGGAACTGTTCTTGTAGAAATGGGTGAAATAACAAATGTAACTATAAACTCTATAACATGCGAAATAGGAGCTGGCACTATAAGGCCCACACAAACAAGCTTTATACTATTTAGTAAAGACAACAAAGCAAATTTAACATCCGTGTTAGGCTATTACGCAAATGTACAATTTAGAAATGACTCCACCGACTATGCGGAACTGTTTTCGGTTGGCAGTGAAATTGTTGAAAGTAGCAAATAATACGTAATAATAATATATAAAACAATAGATTATGGCAGTACCAGTAATGGGTGCTATTCAAGGCTTGGCCGGTATTGCTGGCGGAATCATTGGTAGCAAAAAAAGAAAACAAGAACAACGAGCAGCTCAGAGAGAATACAATCAAATGAAGGAACGCATGCAAAATGCGGACACATCTAATTTGTATGCTAATCAGGAAAATGTTTATGAAGATTTAACAGTAAACACACAAGAAGCAGATTATATAGCCGCGCAGCAAAACCAAGGTATGGCAAATACAATGGACGCATTACAGCAAAGCGCTGGTGGTTCTGGTATAGCAGCCTTGGCGCAGTCAATGGCGAATCAACAAACCTCTAATGCCCAGCAAGCAGCCGTGAGTATTGGCCAACAAGAGGCATCTAACCAAGCTGCGGAAAGACAAATGGCCGCTCAATTAAAACAACAAGAAATACAAGGGGCGTATCAATCAAGAGCTCAAGAAAAAGACAAGGTAGATACGATGTTTGGTATGGCTCAACAAAGATTAGGTGCGGCTAACGCGGCTAGAGACGCGGCAACATCTTCTATAATAGGTGGAGTCACAGGTTTGGCGGGCGCTGCGGTCGGATCTGGAGTAGGAAGCTCTGGAGGTTTTTCTATGGATAAACTAATGGGCGGATAAATAAAAATATAATATGGCAAATCAAGCATTAATACAAGGCGAAGGACAATTAAGGCAATCTCAAGGATTTTTTGATATTGCTAAAGCCGTAGAGTCAGGAATAACTACGGGTATGAACCCAGGCACAGTTAAAAAGAACAATCAAATTCAAAGACAAGTGAATAGTTACATGTCTAATTTGAAAACTGATATGGACTTTACTGGATTTTCTTCACAAGAGACTGCAAGTATGCGCGATTTTTTGTTACAAGAAAGAAATAAATATGCCCAAGCCGCAAAAGAAGCTGCCAAGTTTGAAGACACCACCGATCCAAGATATATGGAATACGTAGATATAATGCAAGGTGTCAATAATTCATTTACTAATTTAGCCGCACAATTAAAATCTTATAAACAAAGCAAAGCTCAATACGCTAAAGATCAATTAGATGGAACAATATCCTTAGGTAATGATCCTGTAATGAATAGCGATGCCGCTAAGATGTATGGATTTATTGATGCGGATGGCGATGGTAGAAATGACGGCGGCGTAAATGCACCTTTTATAATACAAGAAGGTGGCAATTTAGGTTTCAATATTAATGATCAAATACTTTCTTATGACGACGCTCCTCAGCCATTTTTAAAAGATTATAAATTAGCCTCCAGTATAATAAGTAAGAATGAAACTATATATAATAATGCGGCAAGGGGAGGCCAATGGAATCCTTATACACAAAACGCATATAGATTAGAATTAGAAAATGCTTTTCAAAACGATGACACTTTAAAATCTATTTTAGCTGACTTTGAAGGTGAATTACCTACAGGTGATATACAAGATAAGCTTGATAATGGTTTTTACCCAAATGGTTTTGATGATGTTCTAGGTGATAATGGCGAAGTAATTAGCGCGGGCGCAAGAACAGATTTAATTAACAGAATGGTTCAAGCGAGAGAAGACGTATGGAAAAATGGTAATGCAGCATATAAGAAAAAATATCCAAAAGGAACCGATGGCGATGGTGATGATTCTTTTCAATTAAGCGGTACCCAAATAGCAAGAAACCAAGATGAAACTGTTTCTCTTCAAGCATACGTTGATGACGAAAATTTATTTGGAGCGAGAGAATTCAATTACATAGTTAGACAACCGGTATCAAGGCGCTCTACTACAGCAAAAGCATATAGAATACAAAAAACAAAAGATGGTAAGTATTATCTATTTACTAATGGTATGCCAGAAGCCTTAACACCAGAACTAGCGAAGCAAATGTTTAACATAGTTTTACCACAATAAAATAAAATAATATGCCAGAATACATAACTAGTAATGGCGCTGTGCTTTCAGAAGCACAAGTTGCAGAAGATATGGCTTTAGTTGAGTTTACAGATTTACAATCTTATTTAGATTTTGCTGGACTAAAAGTAAAGGGAAACGGGGTTGCGGAGACGGATGCGTCTGTAGCTCCAGGGAACAATCAAGCGTCCGATGGGGATTCCAATTCGGAAAATACTTTATTGGGATCACCCGATGATTACTTTGTAACTATAGAAGACTTACGTACTAATGAAGAAATAGCAGTACCCGCTTTAAATAAGAAGTTAGCTAGAATAGGTATACAGGCTGAACAGTCTTTAATGAATGATGCTTTAACTCTAACTAGTGCGGAACAAAGAGAAGAAGCTCGTAATGCGCCACAGGGTAGTTCTTTCATTGCTGATTACCTTGAAGACAGCGTGAGCGATTTGTTTTATGCCACTAGAATTGGAGAAAATAGAAGTGACGAAGAATTACAAAAAGCAGCTGATGAAATAAACAAATTTATATCTGAAAATGCAGACTTAAATTTTGTTAATCAGGCCGCTGAAAGGAGCGAAGACACTTACATAAATGATTATATACCTTATGTAACTGCGCCAGAGTATTCTGAAACTCAAATAAGTGAAGGCCTTATTGAAGACAAAATAAAAAAGTTTAAAAGAATACGTCGTGAATTAACAGAAACAATTTACGAAAACGACCCAATGGATAAGATGCCTTTGGCGGTGGGGCAAGAAATTAAACCAGCTACTGTTGAAGATTTCAACGGAAACGAAGCAGAGCTAGAAGAATATAATCAATATTGGAACACAGGGGTCCTTAATGATGTTACAGAAGAAGAAAAAACCGCATGGGATATAGAAAGAAAAAAGCAATATACATTAGAAAAATCTAGTGAGTGGGCTAATGATAGCACTGACGAAGAGAGAATGGATATATTTGCTTTGGCTACATATGATGTAGAGCAATTAAAAAACTTTGACGCTATAAATAAACAATTTTCTAAAAAAGCATTGGAATTTGAATATGCTTTAGACGAATATGAATTAGCTCCTTCTATTGAAACATATGACATTGCTTTTAAATTACAAAATGATTTATTAATAGAGCAAGGTAGATTACAGACTTTACAAAACAAATTAATAGACGAAGGGTTAGATGATAGGATGGAGTATGTGCCAATTGCAATACAGGATTTTTCAAAAAACTACAGCAGATTAGAACAACTTGCGACTGCGTTTAAACAAACAGGTGCTACAGTAACATATGGTTTAGCTACACTTGCGCAAATGGCCAACGATCCATTGTATTTTGCATTGCCATCTGCTGTTAACACCCAACGATTAAACGACGCTACGGGCCTTGTAGATTTAGTATCTGATTTAAATATAGAAACAGAATCTTTCCAAGTAAACCCTGAGTTTGGCGATATAGATTGGAATCTTAGTAATGCAAGTAGGTGGGTTGCGGGTACGAGCATGAATTTAATTCCATCGCTTGCTATGGCTACAACGGGACCAGCAGCATTACCATTATTTTTTCTATCAGGATTTGGTAGCTCTACATCGGACGTAGCTGTAAGACAACAAGACGCCGCGGTTAGGATGGTTGAGAATAAAAAATTATTAGACGATATAACATTAGATGAGCTAACTCGTGCCAGCATTGAAAATGAAATGCAAAAAGATGCAGAAATATTAAATGTTTCTAATTGGAGAACATTGTCTAATGCAGCATTACATGGTTTAGCAGAGGTTGCTTTTGAAAGAGTCGGCACTATAGCTATATTCAAAAGTTTAAAAACAGGTATAAAAGGTATGCCACCTTGGGCGTTAAAAGACGGCTTTAGCAAATGGGGTAGTATAGCTGGCTATGCTGGTAAGCAAATTGGTGGTGGAATTGGGCGAGAGGGTGGTTCTGAATTTGCTACTACTTTAGTACAAAACTTTGGAGATATATATATACTCGGTGAAGATAAAAACTTTTTTGAAGGTGGATTAGAATCGTTCGCAGGAGGTGCCTTAATGGGTGGTGGTTTAAAATCAATTAATGCGCTTAAAGCCGTTAGAAGCGGTATTGCTTCAGAACTAGAAACCAAAGAGCAGCGCAAAAGAATGATCGAAATAGTTGAACAGTTACGAGGGTTAACCGGCGTAAATGAATTAACTAATGTTGGGCAATTAAAAAACCTAGATCAATATAAAAACTTGCCTAAAGAAATTAAGGATCAAGTAGATAAGCTAGAATCTGAAGGCGAACAGATGATTAATCAAATCATTCAAATGGCCGGCACTAATCTAAATGCAGAGCAGCTTTATGCAATTGGTGGTATAAACCAAAAGATGAGGTATTTAAACAATCAGTTACTAGCGGCTATTGCTAATAAAAATATAGGGGCTGATCAATTAAAAACTTACGAAGCTCAATTAAGAAAAGAGTTTGATAAACTAGAGTTGCAAAAGCAACAAATACTTACAGACGCTGGTACTATAGAGGCTAATCAAAAATCCAATACAGTAAATACTTTAGCCTTTGATAACACAATGGGGTATGCTTTCTACGATGCTGCTATGCTGAACGAAAGCCAGCTTGACATTATGACTGAGTACAATAAACAAACCGAAGTGGAAAAGCAAAATGGCTATGCCGATGCAGTTTCTAAGTTTGTTGCCGAGGGCGTTGATAACCCAACTCCAGATCAGGTTAAAAATAGAGCGGCCCAAGATTATGTGGATAATGTATACAAAGAAAAAATAGAGAAAGGCGAAGAGAACGCAAGAAAGTTTGCAGAACAGAATCTTAAGACGCCTATAGATATACAGACGTTTGAAGGTGAAGGTAAAAATGAAGCTATATTAGAGGCATACAAAAACGCTGGAGCTACAGCTGCTGAAATAATAGAAATGGCTAGGGCTTTAAATGAGGGTAGCTTCGAGGGAGTTTATTTAAATGGTGTAATACTTGTAGATAAAGATGCATCGATTAAAAATAAAAGAATAGGTATATTTGCTCATGAAGTTTTGCATGCTTATGCAGAACAAAACGGTATTAATGAAAATGATGCGGGTAAAGAACTATTGGATTGGCTGGAACAAAACGATAAAGACATGTTTGCTAAAGTGCAATACAGATTAAATCAAAGCTACCTTGAAGAAGCCGATCAAGCTAAAGGTGATGAATATTATTCAGAAGCTTTAAATGCAATGTCTGATGTTATTGCCGATGGTGCACAATTAAAACCAAGTACAACAAACGCTATGCGGCTATGGTACAATAGAGTTATTGGTACCAAATTTCCTTCATTAAAATTAAAAGAAAATCAAGGAGAATATGCGGCAATGTTTATTGAAGACTTTAATAAAGCTGCTCACCAAGGGTCACCAACTAATGTAACATTTGAAGGAGAGCTAAGTACTATTGCTAAAAATGAAAGGGCTAAAAAAAGCCAAAGTAAATTACCACCAGCAAAAAGAAAAGCGCTAGTAAATAAAATTGTAGAAGACAATCCACAGTGGCAAACATCTAAAGATCCGTTTTTAAAAACACCTAGAGGCCAACAAGCTATGGGCAAAATTATAGCACCATTTATACCAGTGTTAGAATCTATACAGAATTCCAAATCTTCAATGTTTAATACGGCAACTTTTGAAGGTGATGCTCAGGCACTAGCTGCTGCTAAAGAAGACGCTATGATGGAAGCTACTTTAGAAACTCTTAATCATATCAATAATTTTAATCCTTCTCAAAACCAAGATTTAGACGCTTGGATAAATTCTTATCTTGAAAGAAAATATTTGAGTGGAGTTAGAAAAATTGAAAAGAAAACTTTTACAAAAAGAACAGATGAATCTACAAATGAAATTGCTGATGAATCTGGGCCTACTAAAAAAGTCGATAAGCCAACATATAGGGCATTTACTAAAAGTAAAATAATTTCACCTAAAGCATTTAAAGATGTTGCAAATTCTGTTTTGTCTGCAACGAGAATTTTAAAATCTAGATTAGATCAAGTTGGTACAATTAATAAAACTAAAACTGATTTAATTAATGAAATTAAAAATGATTTAAAGACTCAAGCTGATATCATTCTTAAAAAAGAAATGGGTGGCAAAGCGGATAGAGCTTTAAGAAAATGGTCTATAAAAAATAAAAAAGCTATTATTGAAAACTCTACTCTTACATTTTTAATGGGTAAAGACAATAAGAAAAAAGGTACAGTTGATGGCGGTATACCAGTCGTTATTCAAAAATCTGTTGGAGGAAGATATGAAACAGACCAAGACGGAAAAAGAAAAAAAGATTCTAATGGTGATTTTATATTTATTCCTAATTTTATAAACTACCCTGGTTGGGTTGGTAAAAAAATAGATCGAGCAAAAACATCTACTGATCAACAAGGCCAAACGTCTGGTCCTCAGTTAGTTAGAAGAAGAAAGTCAGCAAGTGTTAATGATGCAGAATTTGCAGATTTTATAACCAAGCCCGATGGAACGCCTATAAGAGGCAGGAAAGAAGCTTTAGCTGCTGAGATAGGATCTGAAATTGGATTAGAAATATTCAGAGATCAAATAGAATTTGGCGGCCCTATAAAAGATGCCTTTGAAAAAAACCAAGCAGCACTAGGTTTACAGTTAATGGAGAACTATGTTGGTGAAGTTGTGAAGCAAGTAGACGGAAGGCCCGCTAAATTTAGTTTATCTAAAAATATTGCCAACACAGTAGCCGCTAATGAAGCCAAGATATTAAAAGCATTAGAGAATAGGTTTAAAGAGGGTGATAATATAACCTACGCGCGCGTGCAAGGGGTTATGAAAGATTTAGACTTAGGATTAACCCCAAAAGAAATAGAGCAATTTTCAAGAAGGTCTGTTAATGTTATAAAAAGATTTTTAACAAAAAGTGATAGAACTGAGAATGTTAATTTTAGTAGAGTATTGTTAGATGAAATTGCAGCATCAGAAATGATGACAAGCAAAACAGTATTATTTTTATCTGGTGTTAGTCTTAAAAAATTAGATATTAACTCTCAAACAGAATTGTTTAGGACTCCTGATTATGTTAATAAACACAGAGAGCTTGTAAGCAAATATATACAGACTTTAAATAAAAATACTGCTATAAGATTTTTAAAGTGGCAGCAAGGGCATATGGCTACTGCTGGCGCGGACGCTTTTGAAAAAGGGAAAAGAAATCAAATTACAAGAGGTAATGAAGATTTAATGAACATGATGAATACTGCTTTTAAAGACGCAGGGAAAAACATTGTATTCAGTGGTGTGCAAACCGGAAGCGGTTTTAAAATTACAACCGTTACTTCAAACGGCAAAGCAGAAAACATACAAGAAAAACTTACAACACCTAAACAGGCCGCTACTAAAAAACTTAAAGGTGGCCAGCAAAACATAACTAAAGAAGTATTCGTAGATGAAGCTAGCGAAAGATTGGATGCTTCTATTGAAGCTAAAGAAGAATTACTTGATTGGTTAGGTTATGTAAAAAAGAACGGAACAACTGTTGATTGGATAATGACAATGATGTCATTAAAAAGCAATATGAATTCCATGCTTAAAGCTGCGGCTGCAGTAAAATATTATCTTGCTGATGGGTTTGAAAATGGTTTAAACAGATATGAACATTTGATATCTACCGATGCAATGGCTAGATATTTAACCGCTCACTTTTTTAAATTACAAAAAATAGATTTAGATGTTTTATTTGATAAATACAAAGTAGCTATTATTCCTATTGAAATGGATAATGATCTAAACGTATTTAGACAAAACAATATGGGTAAGTGGGATTACCTAACACAACCCGCTACAAATAGATATTACGACGAAGTAATGTATGGGTATAAAAATATGGTGCCCATTGAAGTAATTGAAGGCGAAAACAAAGGCGATCTTATTGGTGAAGAGTTTGTAGCGTTTAATAAACTTACATCGGATCAAGCAGCCACTAAATCAACCGAAGCACAAATAGCTGATAAAGCTCTTAATAAAGCGCGTAGACTTAGTTATTCTCGTAAGCCATCAAAAGGAATTAGTGTTTATGATTTTGACGACACGTTAGCATTCAGTAAAAGTAATATTATTGTTACTATGCCTGATGGTACTGTTAAGAAAATTACACCCGCAGAATTTGCGGCTCAGGATGAAATATTATCTGAGCAAGGCGCATCATTTGATTTTAGCGAATTCAATAAAGTTGTAGAAGGAACACCTGGGCCATTAGCCCCAAGGCTTAAAAAGGCAATTAAAAAGTTTGGCAACAAAAATATATTTGTATTAACAGCGAGACCTCAGCAATCCGCTATAGCTATACATACATTTTTAAAAGAATTAGGTTTAACTATACCATTAGAAAATATAGTAGGTCTTGAAAACGGATCTCCAGCGGCTAAAGCTGGGTGGATGATAAATAAAGTTGCTGAAGGATTTAACGATTTTTACTTTGTAGATGATGCAATGAAAAATGTTAAAGCTGTTAAAGATGTATTAGACGTCTTTGATGTAAACGGTAAAGTTCAACAAGCTCGTGCAAGATTCAGTAAATCAATGAATCAAACTATGAATGAAATGATTCAGCGTAACAAAGGTGTAAGCGCTGAAGCAGTGTATTCTCAGATAGTTGCAAGAAGAGAAGGCGCTAAAAAAGGTAAATACAAATTCTTTGTTCCTTATTCAGCTGAAGACTTTAGAGGGCTAACGTCGTATACATTAGCTGGTAAAGGCAAACAAGGAGAAGCCGATCAAGCATTTTTTGAAAAAGCTTTAATTGATCCTTACACAAGAGGCGTAGCTGCCCTTGAAAGTGAAAGACAAAATATTATAAACGGATATAAAGTTTTGTTAAAAAATTCTGCAGGCATGAAAAGAAAGCTTGGTAAGACAATTGGCGGTACAAAGTACACCAATGAACAGGCTGCAAGAATATATCTTTATAATAAAATGGGATATGAAATTCCTGGTTTATCAAAAAGGGACAAAGCTCAATTGTTAAGTTTTGTAGAGGCGGATAATAAATTAAAAGAATTTGCAGAAGGTTTATTGCTTGTAGGTAAAAATAACGAATGGATAGAGCCGGGCGAGTTTTGGGATGTTGGTAGCATATTAAAGGATTTAAATAATATGACCCAAACAATAAGCAGAAAAGAATATCTTGCAGAGTTTATTGAAAATGTAGATAATATATTTGATGCAAATATGATGCTTAAGTTAGAAGCTAACTACGGTACTTTATATGTAAAAGCTTTAAAAGATAGTATTCGTAGAATGAAATCCGGTAGCAACAGACCTGGAAGTGTAGGATCTATGGAAAGCAAATGGTTAAACTGGGTAAACAACTCGGTAGGTACAATAATGTTTTTTAACAGAAGGTCAGCTCTTTTACAAATGCTTTCGTTTACAAACTTTGTTAATTGGTCAGATAATAATCCATTGAATGCTGCGGCTGCGTTTGCAAACCAACCGTTGTATTGGAAAACATGGGTAAAAATATTTAACTCTGACAAATTAAAACAACGACGTGGTGGTTTAAGATCTGATGTTCAAGAACAAGAAATTGCTAACCAAGCTAAAAATTCTAAAGATAAAGTTTCGGCAATTACTGCATATTTATTAAAAATAGGTTTTACTCCTACACAAATAGCGGATAGTATGGCTATTGCTAGTGGAGGTGCTACATTTTTAATTAACAGAACTAAAACTTATGTTAAGCAAGGCATGTCTAAAGCTGAAGCTGAAGCAAAAGCTTTTCAAGACTTTACTAAAATATCGGATGAAACACAGCAATCGGGTGATCCTATGCTAATTTCATCACAGCAATCAAGCCATTTAGGACGTCTTATATTAGCTTTCCAGAACACTCCTATGCAATACACTCGTTTAATTAAAAAAGCCGGCCAGGATATTATAAACGGCCGTGGAGATTTTAAAACAAACGTCTCAAAGATTATGTATTATGGATTTGTGCAAAATCTTATTTTCAGCGGATTGTCCAACGCTTTATTTGCTTTAATTCCAGGGTTTGACGACGAAGAAGCCGACGAAGATGATTTAGATAAAAAATCTAGGCGAATATTAAATAACATGATAGACACCATATTAAGAGGGTCTGGGTTAGGTGGAGCTGTTGTTTCAACATTAAAAAATGCAATACAAAGATACCAATTTGAAGCGGCTAAAGGATCTTTTAAAGCAGATCATGTAAATACTTTAATTGAATTGTTAAATGTTTCGCCGCCTATTGGATCAAAGGTTAGAAAAGTATACTCTGCTATTCAAACAAAAGACGTATACGAAAAAGATGTTATTGCCGAAAGAGGATTTGATGTAACAATTGATGGTAGATTTAATATTAGCCCTACTTATAACGTTATAGGTAACTTAACATCAGCATTTCTTAATTTGCCGTTAGACAGATTAGTGGTAGAGCTGCAAGCTGTATCTGAAGCATTAGACGAAAGAAATACAGCGTACCAAAGAATTGCATTAGGATTAGGGTGGAGAACTTGGGATGTTAATGCTAAAAATGAAGAAGGTGATTTAATTAAAGTCACAGCGAAAGAAGAAAGAAAAGTATTAAGTAAAGAAAAAGCAGCAGAAACAAGAAGAGTAAATAAAGAAACTTTAATGAATTTAGAAATTAATTTATCAGGCGAATATTTTATTGAATATTATACTTGGAAAAAAGGCAAATCTATTCAAGAAAAAATTGAATGGTTAAAATCAAAAAATAAATAATGACTATCGAGGATCTAAAATTATACGTTTTAAACGCAGGCACAGTGGGTGTAACTACATTTACCCAAATAGAAGACGGCCTTAAAGTAATTCTTTTACTTGTTACTATAGGATATACAGTAGCAAAGTGGAGAGATGTTAAAAAAGAAAAAAAGAAATGATAATGAAGTATTTTACTTATGAAGAGTTCGACTCGCCCGATGTACAGGGTAGTGGTCAGATGATGAATGATAATATACTTAAAATGATTGACGCCGCAAGAGCAGCTTATGGTAAACCAATACATATAAATAGCGGTTACCGAACGCCAAAACATAACGAAGCTGTTGGTGGGGTTGAGGGATCCTCACATTTAAAGGGTTTAGCAATTGATATAGATTGCAATAGCTCTAAAGAAAGATTTGAACTAATAGAAATACTGTTGGGTATTGGATTTAATAGAATTGGTGTGGGCTCAGGATTTATACATGTGGATATTGATCCGGTAAAAACACCTAACGTAATGTGGACATACTAATGAAAAAATTTATAGACAAACTACAAGCAGCCTGGAACAGCTTACTTTATAAGCTTATGTTCAAAAAGTATAAATAAAAAAGGGACACCGTTGCCAGCATCCCCTTTCTATCAACTAACAAACTAACTAACCATCACATGCCGCGCAATTTTCATCCATTGCTGCAGCCGCAATATCTCCACGAAGAACACTCTCTGTTCTCGTATAATATAAAGTCTTCACTCCTTTTTCCCACGCATCAATATGAACTTTGTTCAACCATTTTGGTGTAGCTTCACTAGGGAATGCTAAATTCAAACTAACTGATTGATCTATATATTGCTGGCGGAGGCCGGCTTGGTTTACTAATTCTAATTGATTTATTTCCTTAAACGTTTTAAATACGTCTTTAGCGGGTACATCATGATGCATGCGTATAGCATCGAGTTCTTTGATGCCTTGAACCGAACCTCCGTCAGCCAAGATCTTATCCCATATTTCTTCCGTATTAATTTTATGTTTTCTTAAAAGTTTTAATAACGTAGGATTTTTTCTTATAAACGTTCCTTTGGCTGATTGCTCCGTGAAAACATTTGCAGCCCACGGCTCAATGCCTGGCGAAACATTTCCACTAAGTTTGCTGTTGCTAACAGTAGGTGCAATAGCACGAAGATGAGTATTGCGCAAGCCAGTACCAGCACACCATAAAGGCTCTCCGTAAATTTTTGCCAGATCCATGCTAGCTTGTTCAGACTCAATTTTAATCTGAGAAAAGATTCTGCGAGTCTCAAACTGAGCAAGTAATCCTTCAAACGGGATTCCTTTCTCTTGGAGATAGGTGTGCCATCCCAATACTCCCAGCCCAAGCGCACGGCCCTTTTCTGCGCTTCTAACTGAGTTGGCAAAACCAACTTTTCCTTTAGCCCTTTGTATAAATTCTTCCAGGACTCCATCAAGAAACCAGATGCTGTCATATATAATATTTGTATTTTTCCATTCTTCATATTTTGCTAAATTTAAACTAGACAAGCAACAAACAAAACTGTGTGATTCATCTGTGTGTAATGTTATTTCACTACATATGTTTGTCATATGAACTTTTAATCCGTTGTCTTTGTATGCGCTTGGATTGTTTTTATTAACGTTTCCTTTAAACAAGATATACGGCTCGCCAGTGGCTTTTCGTTTTCTAAGTAATTTACTCCATTTAACCCTAGCTCCTGCATCTCCTTGTTTAAGTTTTCGCATAAACTTATCACCAACAACTGCGCATTGATGTAAGTTAAGGCTTTGTCTGTTGATATCTCCTTTAGGTTCTCGTATTTCAAGCCACTCTTCAAAATCGTCGTGTTCAATGTTGATATTGACCGATGCAGCTCCCCTTCTAACTGATCCTTGATTTGTAGCAAGGATTGTTGAATCGTAGATCTTACAGAATGGTACGACTCCGTCTGATGTTCCATTTCCTGTTATATTTGCTCCGGCGGGTCTAATTTGATTTACTCCGATACCAACTCCGCCGCCGTGTTTTGCGAGTAGCATCATCTCTAAATTTTTTGTGCCTATGTCAAAAATGCTATCTGCAACATCTATGCCAAAGCATGATATTGGCAAACCTCGATCTAGACCTGTATTAGATAGCACAGGGGAGGCTAAACATAGCCAGCCCTTCCATATGTATTCAAAAAATGTTTCAGCCATTTCAGGCTTATATAAACGCCTCGCTACTTGTGTAGCTACACGTGTATAAGCTTCCTTAGGAGATTCTCCTTGAAACAAAT